CACAGGTCAACAATACAGACGGATTATACTTCCCTGCAGTTTCAGCAGGTACAACTTTATACAACTACACGCTTTCCACTGATAACAATACAATTACGTTTAACTCTGCCCTACCGCAAGGTGCAGTAGTATTTTGTGAACGTAGAACAAGAGATGCAGATAGTGCATACACAACCTTTGCAAGTGGCAGTACAATTAGAGCCACAGATCTTAACAACTCTTCTACTGAGTCTAACTTTACAGCACAAGATGCTAGAAATAAAGCACTTTTAATGGAGGGTGCTATATTTAATGGAGATCAAATAAGTCCAGTTTATGTTACTTCAGCTAATATAGTTGATGGTACAATACAGACAGCTGATATAGCAGCCGATCAAATTACAAATGCTCTTATAGCTGATAACCAAATAGACTCAGAACACTACGTAGATGGTTCAATAGATCATGTACACTTAGCAAATGATGTTATAGATGGAGATAACATACAAGATGACGTTATCAATTCTGAACACATAGCAGCTGGTGCGGTAGATTTAGAACACATGTCAGCTAATTCAGTAGACAGCGATCAATATGTAGACGGATCTATTGACCTTATACACATGTCAGCTAACTCAGTTGACAGTAACCAATACGTAGACGGTAGTATTGATAGAGTCCATTTGTCAGCTGATATTATAGATAGTACTAAGTTAGCTGATAATGCAGTTAACTCAGAGCACTATGTAGATGGATCTATTGACCATGTACATTTAGCTAACGATATTATAGATGGCGATAATATTCAAAATGATGTAATTAATTCTGAACATTATGTAGCTGGTTCTATAGATCATGAACATCTAGCTAATGACATTATAGATGGCGATAATGTACAAGATAATGCAATCAACACTGAGCATATCCGACAAAACGCTGTTACAGATAATGAAATAGCAACAGGAACTTTAGACAATAGATATTATACCGAAACAGAACTAGATGCTGGACAACTAGATAATAGATACTACACCGAAGCGGAACTTAATGGTGGTCAATTAAATAGTTTATATTTTACAGAAGCTGAAATAACTAATGGTGCTGCTGACAGCAGATACTACACCGAAACTGAGCTAGATGCTGGTCAATTAGATAACAGATATTTTACAGAAACTGAACTTACATCAGGAGCACTAGACGGTAGATACTACACCGAAACAGAAGCTGAAGCTAGATTTCTTAGACAGGATTCTTCAGAAACTATTGCTAGTGGTGCAACATGGTCATCATCTGATGCTTTTGTAGCTACTACTGCTGCTATAGATGCTCGTGTTATTGAACTTGTTGATGACGTAGGTGGTTTTGTACCTATAGCAAACGAAACAAGTTTTCCTACATCTAACCCTGATATAAACAATCCTGCAACTGGTGGTACTATTGTATCAGTTAAGGCAGCTTCAACTAACTTAGCTCCTAGCGGAACTACAGTTACTATAGCAAACGGTAGAGGATCTGGTCTACCTGTAGTTATAACAGGTGTTACTGCTACCATACCTTCGGGTTTTGGATTCTTGGTAGAAACAACTTCTACAGATCATACATATGC